TAAAATGTATTTTAATGAAGTAATGAGTGGACGATATGAACCAGCACCAGACGCAACAGCATTTCCAAATGATTCAGCGGACCGTTATGAAGGTATGCTGGTTGTCCGCAGTGAGCTTCGCAGTATGTGTAGCCATCATCACCAACCCGTTACTGGCGTTGCTTATATTGGTATTATTGCGGCTGAGAAACTTATCGGCTTATCAAAGTACACAAGAATCGCACAGTGGTGTGCCCGACGTGGTACTCTCCAGGAGGAACTTTGTAATGACATTGCTAGGGAAATCCAAAAAGCAACAGAAGCAAGAGATTTAGGTGTGTATATTCAAATGACACACGGATGCTGTGAGAATCGTGGTATTATGGCCAAGAGTAGTTTGACACAAACTACAGTACTCAAAGGTGCGTTCAAAGACGACCATGGTACTAAGAAAGAATTTTTTGATAACATTAAAATGCAACAGGAATACGCTTCCAAATGATCAAAAAAGTATTTGCGAGAATACTAAGTGAAGCGTTATACTACTTAGGACATTGGATTAGTTTTCCAATGCACTACTGCGATTGGGCATGGTTGTACCCTACTTATAGTAGAATAATGTGCTGGAGCAGTGATGTCCAGGAGTGGGCGGGGAATGAATTACCTTGGAGGAAAATTGATGACGAAGACAGCACAGCAAATTAGTGATGAACTAATTTATCGTATGAAAACTACAAGCCTAAATAAGTTTGAGATTAAAAGAGAAGTTGGCCCTAACTGGTTGCCTGACGGAACCATTCCGTTTGATATTCGTGCTACTAAAGGCATTGCTATTTTTACAGTATGGGCAGAAAGTGTTCAAGACGCAGAAGATCAAGTATCACAATTTTTAGAAAAAGACGAAAATGAGTAAAATTAAAATCGCAGAATTATTTTATAGTATACAAGGTGAAGGACGTTACATGGGTGTACCGTTCTAATTCTGCTTAACATCGATGATAAATTGGCCCGTAAAATTTGTAGAAAGCAAATATAGCAAGTGGTATAATAACCTTATACACAAAGCACAACTACGAGGTCCGATACAGGGATATAAAGAAACACATCATATTATTCCTCGTAGTTTTGGAGGCGATAATATCAAATCAAACGTCGTTCAACTAACTGCCCGAGAACATTACATTGCTCACGCATTGTTATGGAAAATGAAGTTTGAAGGCATATACGGTAGCAAAATGGCATTTGCGTTTAATACATTCATTAACAAAATGACTACTAAGGAACGCGGCGTAAATCATACCTATACAATTTCCAGTAGGATTTATGAAACATTTAGAACACACTATTCTCAAATGTTAAAAGAGAAGTATGCCAGAGAAGGCGGAACTTGGGTCGGACGAAAACACTCAGAAGAATCTAAAAAGAAGATTGGCGAGAAAAGTAAGTTAAAAGAGTTTAAGAAAGGTCCCGAAAATCCTAACTGGGGCAAAAAACTCAAAATGACTGCGGACGGCACTAAGAGAAAAAAAGAGGCCGCATTAGCACGATGGGCTGACCCAGAATACAAAGAAATGATGAAGACCAAACGGCGAGCATTTTTAGAAACTCCGGAAGGCAAATCACTATTACAAAAACAGGCAGATTCAAGAAGAGGCGTTAAACGCGATCCTGCTATAATGGAAAAATGTGCGGCGGCAAAACGTGGGAAAAAAGAACACGAAATTTATTCTGCTGAAACAATATTAAAAAGAAAAGAAGCATTAAAAAATAGAGTCGTATCTGATGAAGCAAAAGAAAAAATTCGTCAAGGGGCATTAAGAGGGTGTAAGATGCCCAAATCCGATAACTGGAAAAAACAAATGAGTGAGCGAATGACTGGAATTGTTCGTCCTACTAAATCGTGCGAACATTGTGGTAAAATTGCGGTTGTATCGAACTACAATAGATGGCACGGAGATAATTGTAAAACATTAAAGGAACTCTAAATGCGGTGGCTTTTAACCCTTAACACATTTAGGCAATATAGAAGTAATAACGGACGGTAATACTCTTCGAAAGTATTTACAATCGTTAGATAATGTGTTAAACTTACAAGGTAGGCGAACTCCTAAAAACTGGAGAGGTAAAACGCCAAGAGAATTAGGTTTTGAAATAATAAAGGATACAAATGTCAAAGATTAAGATAGCGGAACTTTTCTACTCTATACAGGGAGAGGGTAGGTATATGGGGGTGCCTAGTGTGTTCCTTAGAACTTTCGGCTGTAATTTCCGCTGTGCCGGATTTGGTATGCCTCGTGGCGAGTTAAGCAACGAAGCTGAGGATATTGCTCAAGTAGTACATCATTATAGCAAATACGAAGAATTGCCATTAGTAAGCACAGGCTGTGATAGCTATGCTAGTTGGCATCCTAGTTTTAAAGATCTCAGTCCAATGTTGACCAGTGAAGCTATCGTAGATCGAATTATGGAGATCTTGCCTTATCAATCCTGGATTGATGAACATCTTGTGATCACAGGCGGTGAACCTTTACTAGGATGGCAACGTGCATATCCAGATTTGTTGAATCATCCTAAAATGAAAGACTTAGCAGAAATTACTTTTGAAACGAACGGTACTCAACCGTTAACTCTAGAATTTAAAGAATATTTACATAGTTGGCGAGGAGATGACCGTGAAATTACATTTAGCGTAAGTGCTAAACTTCCGGCAAGTGGCGAATCTTGGGAAGATGCTATTTGTCCTGAGATTGTTTGTGAATATCAAGACGTTGGCACAGCATATTTAAAATTTGTAGTAGCAACAGAAGACGATATTAAAGATGCTGAGAAAGCAGTTGGCGAATTTCGTAGGGCTGGATTTTTAGGCCATGTATACTTAATGCCTGTAGGCGGTGTTGAAAGTGTTTATACACTAAATGCTAAGAATGTAGCATTGGCGGCTATGAAGCGTGGGTGGCGCTATAGCGATCGATTACAAGTACCACTTTTTAAAAATGAATGGGGAACTTAAAATGTTTTTTATGCTTTGTTTTATAATTGGTTGGATACTATTGATACTAGTATTATTTCAATGGATTAAAAACATTCCGAGTGCCTGTACTGGTAATTGTAGACAAGGCAGAGATTGTAATTGTGTGGAGAAGAAATGAAAAAATTACTTAGAAAATGGTTAGGTATCGATCAGTTACAAGCTGAAAAAGACGCTCTTCAAATAGTTAGAGATAAAGCAGTTGCTGAAACTTATTTGGCTCAACAACGAGAAGAGCAAGCAAAAATGGATCCAAAGGCTCGTGCTACCGCTCTTGGAGAACCATATGTGGCTGTTTTAGATACTAAAGTTAATCCAGATAATGTACGTAATGGCTTCTTTGAGCTTGACTGGAACGACTTGTTTATAGTACAATTGAAACAAGCTGGTTATGGTTTTGACGGTGATCCTGAAGAAGAGATTGTGGATCGTTGGTTTAGAGATTTGGCCGCAAACATGCTAGAAGAGGCAGGACAAGATCCAACAAGATTGAGTGCTGGTTATATTAACGTAAGTAAATTGGGCGGTGGCAAAGCCGCAGTAGAATGACATATATCATAGTTGATACTGCTAACACGTTTTTTCGTGCTAGACATGTAGTTCAAGGCTCTGCCGACATTAAGTTGGGCATGGCATTTCATATTACTTTTAACAGTATCAAAAAAGCATGGCAAGATTTTGGCGGTACCCATGTAGTGTTCTGCCTCGAAGGTCGTTCGTGGCGTAAAGATTTTTACGCTCCATACAAACGTAACCGACAAGAAACTCGTAGTGCTATGACTCAAAAAGAACAAGATGAAGATAAATTGTTCTGGGAAGCATTTGACGAGTTTAAAAATTTCATTACAGAAAAAACTAACTGTACTGTAATGCAACATCCCAATTTAGAAGCAGACGATTTGATTGCTGGTTGGGTACAAGCACATCCAACTGCCAAACACGTTATTATTTCGACAGATGGAGATTTTGCACAATTAGTAAGTCCTACTGTTAGTCAATATAACGGTGTAGGCGATTTACATATTACACATGAAGGAATCTTTGATGCCAAAGGTAAACCCGTTAAAGACAAAAAGACAGGCGAGCCAAAACCAGCGCAAGACCCGGAGTGGATGTTATTCGAGAAATGTATGCGTGGTGATACCAGTGATAATGTCTTCTCGGCGTATCCAGGTGTGCGTACTAAAGGTTCTAAAAACAAAGTTGGTCTTACT